AACATAGCTGGTACATCATCAGCTCTCTCTTTTATACCTACGGGCACAAAACCACCTTCATCTCTGTAGTCTCTTTCTAAAACACCTGCTTGATTAGTTCTCATAATACCTGTTGGCATGCCACCAGCAGCTAATCCTTTTTTCTTTTTTTCAATAAGTTTTTTAATTTTTTCAAGATCAGGTTTAAATGGTTTTTGTTTCATAGGTATTTTAGTTTTAGCTTCGTCTCTATTCTCAGCTAACATTTTTAATATCTCAGATCTATACATTTCTTTTGTACCTGGGTTTCCTACAGAAGCTCTTTCAAGATCAGACATAGGTTCTCTTAATACTTCATTAAACATGTATTTTTTTGGACCATCTTTTAAACCTATACGACCACCATCAGCTTTTTTATTCATTAAATATTCGTTTTGTAATTGAATTCTATATTTATCA